GGTGGGCCCCCGGGGAGTCGAACCCCGCACCAACGGATTATGAGTCCATACCAACAGGCAACTTTGCCTCACAATGCATAACTTTACAAAGGCTTAGTCACTATCATCTAACTTTACAGCTTCATCGGCCGACAATAGCGTTGATCCTTCGTTGTACTTCTTGTCCCACTCCTCGCTTCCCCACTCCATCCCAACTTGCGCTGCATCAAGCCATTCTCGCTCTTCCTGAGTAAGCGGCGAATAGTACACATCTACTCGTTTTCTATTGGGCATTGTCGGCTCCCCGAGCATAAGACCGTCGAGCCTTGCCCCACACCCCACAAACGACCGCGTTTGATCCTCGGGGGCTGGGGTGAACTACCCCAGCCCCTCATTCAGCGTATGGGGCCGTATGCTTGTCAAGGGCGAGGCAAGTGGCCTCTGGCCACCCTTGACAAGGGCCGTTTCATTCGACATCGATGTGTCTTCAAAGCAAAGTTCCATCGGGCATGGGGTCAAGTTCTGGAATAAGTCTTGTAAGAGTTCCTTTGAATAGCGGTCTGTATGGGCCTTTGTTAAATCCTTCATTCTGTATCAAGGTTTTAAAAACTCCATTTCTTGATACGTCTTGCATGATCATTTCAAACTGTTGACTGCCATATATTCGATATGGACACGTTTCCAACAGAGATTTGTCTAGACGTTCTTTGGTTAGCCTCTCCACTACCATGTCATTCAGCATTTTTTTGAAGGCTGGATTTTCTATGCGCCAATTCTCTAATGTAACAACTACATTACATATTGGAAGTTCCCCAACTTCAAAATCTGGAATCTTGCCTTCTTTTGCATCATTGATATTTTTGTAGTTTTGAATTACTGCATCAGCTAGTTTATTTATATCGAATGATAATGTTTCACCATCAAAGTTGATTTGAGACTTAATGGTCAAACGCTTTGTTTTGCATTCGATGAATGCGAGGCCAGTCGCGTCAATCAACTTCCAGTCGACACCAAGGTGTTCTTTGCCTTTTGATATTTTATATTGTGCTTCATGTATTATCTTAAACGATTCATGTGGGAGGGTCTCCTTTAGCACATCACCAATGTAATTTTCAAATGCATCGCCCCATGCCTCTGAGAATTTTTTCTCTTGACGTATGTCGTAATATATACCGCTTGTAATTCTCCAAATCAAGAACTGCTGACTTATCCCTAAAATTTTTTCAGGATACCCCTTGTCGAAAATTAATGGCTTTTCCCTTAGTGGGTTGAACGCAAATTGCCATTCCTCTTCATTTATTTGATTCGCCGCTGCACGTTCTTTTATGTCCTCAATCGAATCCGCTGTTATTTTGAAAAAAGAAATATCAGCTCCAGGTTTTATTCCTGGCGTTTGTGAGTAATTAGACGACAGTATGTGAGCGGAACCACGAATAGACCCCGCAACAGCCAATCCAATTTTGTATAAATCTTGGATGGATATTTTTAGTCTATTTTCGACAATTTCTTTTAGAGGACCGTGCTCCATGATTTTAGCGTAACGAACAAATCTAAGGATAAAGTTGTCATCTTGCCATGGTATTTGTTGGTGAGAAATCGCATGCAACTTTTTGAATGCGTCACCTGTGGATTTTACGGTTTTTTCCGACGTTAGTGCTGATGCTTTTCTAATGTATTTTATGCATAATTCCAAGTCAAATTTTTGTTTTGAATGTCTTTTTTCAGGGAGCTGTATAGTTCCTACGCAGTTTAATATTATTTCGCGCGCAAGGATGTCGATCTCCCATGGGAATGCTTGACTTGCTATTTTGTTGCCAGTGTTTATTGGCTTCTCATCACCAATTTTTGACGTGGCATGCCATATTTTTATCAGGCATAGATACATATTTTTATTGCTTAAATATTTTCGGAGCTTGTTGTGGTATATATTCATTTTTTTGTGCCGCTATGTTTGCGTTCTTTGTGCTTTGACTTTTAAAATATATAATGGCTTTACAATTTAAATGTAAAATTTTTTACCTGTTCTGAACTAAAGCTCCTCACGACAACAACTATTTGTCATTGCCAACAAGGCCTGCACAGTGTTTGGGTCGTTTTTGATTCTTCTTGAGTGGCGCTCAATGCTTGCCAGCGTATAACGCAATCGGCTCCCCCAGCATAAGACCGTGGGGCCTTGCCCCACACCCGACAAACGACCGCGTTTGATCCTCGGGGGCTGGGGTAAGTACCCCAGCCCCTTACTGAGCGTATAGAACCAGTGCTTGTCAAGGGCAAGACAAGTGGCCTACGGCCACCCTTGACAAACAACCACAATGGGTGAGGAGCTAGCCATCGTACCACCATTTAGCAAAGATTCATCTAGGCAGACCTTACCCACCTCATGTGGTCTGTAATCCTGAAGAAATGTCATTTAAGCGAATCAGGGGCGGCCAAAGCCGCCCCTGATCGTTTTACTGCTACACATCAAATTAACAATTTGAGTTCAGCATAATGCTATGCGTTACCACTTCGCGCATTTGGAAAGGCAACAATATTATTTTTCAACTCATTTACTTTACTATCTTTTACTTTTTTCTCATTCAGCTTTAGCAACTCAAGACTGAGAATGTTCGATGGAGCATCTGAAAAATACCCTTTAGGCAAACTACAAATATCAGCGCAATCATCAGCGGAAAGAGCAGCCACATCCAAAAATGAAGCTTTGCTATAAATAGAATTTTCAATGAGCATACTTACAGCTCTTGGCACCAGTCGTATTTTCTCAAAGGGAATATCTTGATCAAGAGGCTCCCCTCTTCGCCATCCCCTCGCACTATAACTTTTCCAAAGTCTTAATGCATAGCTCTCGTCAATAATTCCAAGCTGTTTGCTTCTAAAAATCATTGCCGCAATAGAAACTTTCCAACGCCTTTTCAACGCTAGAAAAGTATCCAGCGATGGATTGTATACTTCGTTCGAAAAACTTTCAGCAGGCAACAAGAAAGCACCTGCGAATCTATCAGCCTGTGCCTCTATAATCTTGTGTCTTTTATTGAAGTCAATTTCACTCACGTATCGATGCAGAACAATATGACCAAGCTCATGTGCAGCATCAAACCGCGACCGAATACTATTAGCTTTATCGGCGGCCAAGTAAACATATGGCCGCTGATCGGATGAAAACCATTTGGAAACCCCATCCATTTTTATATGGCCCAGACAATCTCGAACCATTATCACGCCTGCATTCTCCATGAACAATGTAGTATCGGAGATGGGGCCAAGACCAAGAGCAAATAGCCTTCTACACTCCAAAGCTATTTCCTCTATATCTTCATCAGAAATTTTTAAATAATCACGCTCACCAATAGGCTTAACCTTAACCTCTGGGAAGTTAATATAATCTTGTATTTCTAGAGAAATCTCATTTAACCATTTCAGCTTTGTTAATGCAACTTCCCTAGCTGTTTTTGTTGCAGCACAATTACTACGAAAAAAAGCTGGTTGATCCCCATATTCAGGCACAGGTTTCATAAAGAAATTAAGAGGGAAATTAAGGGCCTCCGAAACACTTTCCAAAGATAATGTTTCGGGCTTTTGCAGCCCGGCCTCCCATCTACTTAATGTAGGTGCCGATACAGAAGAAATTTGAGCGAGCGCAGTAAGCGTAAGCCCACGGGTTGCTCTAGCCTGCTTCAATCGTTCAGGCTGGAAAGTTTCAATGCCAGAACGCATTTTTGTACCTCTAATTACTCGTTGTCGCGGAGATTTTTCTTTAATGTAACCCAAGCCATATCTGGCACATCCATTTCAACTGCACCATGGAATCCCGCCAAAACCTGAGAAACCGAATCAAAGAAATGCCATCCCTTTAGATTAGTATAAGGAACACCAATGTAAATATCTTTTGGGACGGTCTGAGCTTCTTCCCGCTCAGGGTTAATGGTAACCACCAGAGCTCCTAAACCATCAGCAGGTTTTTGAGTGGAAGAAGAAAAAAGGTCCATATTCATTGGTTCTAGATAACCATTCAAAGCAGCAATCAGCTTCCGATGCTTTGCAGGGCGTGGAATTTTGTTCTTAAACCCAACACTAATTCTTCCGTATCGGATTTCAGCTGAGCTAATCAATGAATAGCGCTCACCTTTCGGATCGGTATGTGCAGCGACACTCTGTAACCCAACAGCTTGTGCAGCTTCTCGCAACGCTCGATTTTGGTAATAGTGTCGAAGCTGCCCCCTCACCCGCCCACGCTCAGGAGTATCACAACCACGCTCAGAGTCAACATGCGCTTGGAAATATGCCGACTCAAGCCGTTCGACAGACTCCTTGAAAAATTGCTCAGGTGTGTTATGGACAATGTAGTCCAAGAGGTCCAGCTTCATACCATACCCCCATCACGTTGCGATAATTGGATTATCTACACATTTTCTTGCGTTTTCAAGAAAATGTTATGGAAATACGTATGAGAAATGTCCCCTAGACACCCGAAATACCACACACCCCATCAATCTCCCGACTCTTGCTCACTCGATATCTTGGGACGTTTACCCGCTCTCTTGGAGACCCTCTGCCTCCCTGCACACAATGCAATCAACGCAAACACAACGACAACGACAATGAGTCCTACAAGCGACTCCGCTGCCATACCACTCTCCTTTCTTGAAGCCCACAGGAGTTTCGCATGCGAAACTCCTGCTCCCCAGCCAGATCGTTTGCAATTCCCAACCCAGCGGCTAGCCGTTTTCGCCTCGTACAGCTAGCGGCCTAGATCGGCTTGCACGGTACGCTATGACTGTCTGTACAAAGCAAGCAGCGTTCTCGTATCAAAAACACCATACAGGCCACCTACTCGTCTCGTTGCAACAACTTGCATCGGGCCTCTGTCAACGGCAAGTACTCGATCTGGTATCCCTCTTTTTCCCATATAGGGCGTTTTTCCGCAAGAAACTGCGCATTCGCCTTATTGTCACGAACCATCATGAGCCGATGTCCTTCAGGTGTCGTCACGAGGTAGGCATAGGTGGCGTAGGTGTACTCGGTCAAGTTCAGAGGACCATCCGGCGTCGGCATGATAATCGGCTCTCGCTTGTGGTCTGACATGTCATGCCTCCAGAATCAAACGACGAATCAGCCAGAGCACAGTTGCCAAGGCCAGCCAGAAGTAGCGGGTTTGCCAGAAGATGCTGCGGTGGCGTTCGTCCCATGCCACCAAAATCCAGTTCAAAAGCATGATGGTTCCTTTCAGTTGTCGATGCTTCACGGCATCGTGCTCGGTCCTGCGCTGTTGCCGCCGTGGCATGCTGTCCTCGCTCCGCTGCGGGAGCTGCCACGGCGGCAACAGCGGAGGGGATCAAATCGGCGTGGCATCCTCGACTTGCACCAACACCACTATTTCGCTGTTGCTCAATTGCTTCGCGTTGCTCACAGCCCAGGATGTGAAGGGGAAGAAGCTGCGGTCTTGTGTCTCCTTCTGTGTCTTGAGGCCGCCGATGACGTATACGTCGCCGGGCTTGGCATCAAAAGTCGTGGTCAGGTTGCGCGTCATAAGCGTGGGCGAGCTATTGACCCCAGTCTTGGTGGGAACGAAGTTGGAGACCTCCTGGTTAAGTTGCAGGCTGACCACTTCACCACGAATCTGCGGCCGGGCCTCGATCACGATCCCTGACGGCTTGTAATCGACGGATTGGAGCGGGTTGCCCTTGTTGTCGTAGCTGACCTGGCCAAGAACGGGAACGTTCTCCCCGGACTGGAAGCGAGTTTGCTGGCCATCTGCGGCCAACACATCCGGGCGCGTGACGACATTGAACCGGCTATCCGTGGCGAACAGCTCGGCCAGAACATCCAGCGATGTGGACTGCAAGCGGAATACCGACGAGCCGGCCACAGCCGCGTCAGCCGCTCCGATATGTAGCGACAGCTTTTGCGAAGCACTGCGAATGACGGCCCCCAGGTTGAATCCCTCGGTGCTGCCGCCACTGACCTCGTAAACGACCGCCCGGACACGCACTTGCTTGGCCGGCGTATCCAGGCTGGCGAGATAGCCTTTCAGCTTGGCTACTTCCTCTTCGGTGCCGTTGAAAACCAGCGTATCGGTCGGCCGGCTTTGCAAGCTCAACGGGGAGTCACCTTTGTCGTTACTGGCCTTGGGGGTACCGTCGCTACGCGGAGCCGGGCGGTTTTGTACGAAGTGGCCGGTAGCGAACAAACCGCCGATCAAGTCGCCCAGGTAGTTGGCATCACGATAACGCGGGTGATAAATGAACACTTGGTCGGCAATGGGCTTTTCACCGTCTTCGCGCAATCGAATGAAGTCCACGCCGCTACGCCGCTCCACGACGAAACCGGCGCTACGCATCGCCTCCAGGAACATGCTCTTTGCCTGTGCAGGCGGGATGCGCTCTAGCGACATGGTGAATACCGCATCCGACTTGGCTGCCTTAGGATCAATGACGAATGGCGACTTCTGGATTTGGGTGTAATAGGCCATCACGAAGTCGCTGACCGGGATACGGTCAAAGGTCATCGAAATGGCGGAAATCGGTTTACCAAATGCTGCGGCGGGCGGTAACAGCGTGGCTAGGCATAAGCCCGGCACAATGGAACCCAGCAAGGACAGAGCAGCCAGCGGGCGCGAAACATTCATTTGGGCAACGCCTCCCCGAGCAACGATGAATCACTCTTGGCCGAACCAGACGAAAACGAGACTGCCTGGCCATCTACCTCGGCAGAGGTGGCAAATCCGTCAGGCACGAATCTAGTCGGCGTCACCGTTTGGATGCCTTCCGGGGTTCTGACCAGCACACGTATGCTCTCCCCGGAAGACAAGTAGCCCACGAGGGCTACCCTGTTTTTCCGCGAAGAAGGCTTACCGACAGATAGCTTGTCCTCCAGCAAGCCGGAGGATGAAGCATTGGCTGTTTGCTTGGTTTGCGGTGCCGCCGGCTTGTGGGAATCACCCAGCAGATAGGGAGCAAACACACTGTATAAGCCGTAAAGGCCAGCAGCTGGCGCAAGCAGCGCGCAGCTGAAAACCAGCGCGTTTTTCTTGGTAAAGAGTGTGGCACGCCCATCTACCTTGACCTCTTTACCGACGCCGCCGACATGCGAGTCATACAGCCCGAAGTAATCTTTGTCGTACTTGGCCTGATACTGGCTGATGACATCTTTGATGCGCATCTTGTGGCCTTCGTAAATGGTGATCACATAGCGATTCTTCCAATACGGGATGGCCGCGAGCGCGGTATGTTTTTTCATGTGGAAAGTCTGCTGAATCGTAGCTTTGACAAAGCGGTTCAGCGATGTATCGATGTCCTGGCAGAGAAAGACCAGATCGCAGGTCACACCCGTGACCGGGTGGGCATAGTGCCGATGCATGCGGAAGAACTTCTTGTGCTCTTCGGATAGCTTGCGATCCGGGCCATGGGTTTCCCAGGCCTCATCGATCACCACTAGATCGCCGGGTCTGACGAAGCTATCGACCTCGCCATTGGTGGCCAGCAGCAACTCGGGATCAAAGAAAAAATTCGGTGCCAGGATGATATCCGGTGTGAGCGGGATGATTTCTCCGAGTGTCGCCTCTAGTTTGGCAAGCGCCTTCCGCTCGATCAGGTCGTGAATCTTGTCCTGCCGGATGTTGCGGATATTGGTGAGCACCCGCCGCCCCTGGGCGATGGCGGGGACGATCACCGATTTGACCGCTTCGAATGACTTGCCAGAGCCTTGCAAGCCGCAATAAACGTACATGGCCATGATGGAGTTCCTTAGCCGATGACTGGCAAGCGCCGGATGAGAAAACGGCTGATAGAGGCGCTAACGATCAGCGGCAAACCATATTGAAGTTGCAGGAGACTGGCGTAGTACCAGACGCCTGCCGGCACAGCCCGAATCAAGCCGGACAGATTTAACGCATTGGGTAGTGCATAGCTGATGACTTCGGCCAAGATTTTCACTACGAAGAACATGCCAAAGGCGACCACGAACTTGACCAGGACCGAGCGGAAAACCCATCCCAAGGCGGTCCAGATTGCCGATTGCAGAAATGCCCACATGGCTATGCCCTCAATACGATAAAAAACGCCACCAGCCCCCAGCAGGCAGCAAAGACAGGCTCCAGAATGGGACGAACCTTCTCGAGCATGGCGCATTGCTCATCCAAGTGATGCACCGCTCCTTCTCGGAAAAAGGACAAATCCAGATCAACTGAAGGGCATTGACCATCGCCGGAGGGCAAGGTCACACCCTTCAATGGGTTCAAGGCATCAATGACGGGCTGCATGATCTGTAAACCGGTAGGCGTCTCTTCCAACTGCGGTTCAGCTACCGTCGGCGCAGTTCCAAGATCGACGGTTGCGCCTTGGCTACCGGTGCCCGTATTGGTAGTAGCGCCAGTACCACCCCATGTTCCAGGCAGAGTAATTGATGGGTCCCAATATGGCGTCCCGGGGCGGGCATCGGCCCAGCCGGCCGGAGCCTGATCATTAGAGCCAACCGCAATAGGAGCTAATGCCCCGCTCAGCGGAGTAGATACACCAGTAGCCTTGATATCGGATGCGCTGATCGAATTGGGACGAGATAACTCCGGAGGCCATGCAAGACCTGGCGCACGCTGTCGCGCATCATCTATTGCTGAAGAAAGCGCGGCGGCAATGAGTGCAGGGTTCACTTGATCATTGGCACGAGAGTCCGGCAAGTCTGATGCTGCAAGAGTATTGCTAGTGATTGGCCGAGGTTGATAGCGTAGGTCCTTCAACAGCTTGGGAGGGGTCTTCTCCATGATAAGGACCAGTTGGTAGATATGGTTATCACCGACATAGCCAAGTCCTGTGCAGGCTGAAACGCTATAGCCAGAAGCATCCAGAGTGCCACGGGGGCAGTTGCAAACAGTGTCCGGCGTTGGACAAGCATATTGCTTGGTACGCAGGAAGATCGCGGTGTCACCATTGGGACGATTAGCAAAGACTGCATCGTTGGGGTAGCCCATCACCATCAGAGCATCCACCAGGCTGGATGAAGGTAAGGCACGTGTTGGCATCTGCGACAGGTCCATACTCGGACCAGAGAATGTAACGCTGGCACCGTCACCATGTACCAATACCCCTGGCGTTTGCTCATCGAATACCCCGGTATTCACGGCCATCATCAGCGGCGCCGCTAGCACTACTGACTTCCCCAAGTATCGGACAGCTGACGAACGGGCAACCGTTCGCATGATCTGTGCGCCAAGCTGGGTATTCACTTTGAGCGTGGCCAGTTTGTCAGCCAATGCAGCGCCCATTGCTGCGTTGACAGCAACAGATGAGGACGGCATTCCATTCACCAGAGCAGAGCCGGCTAAAGCGCACTGAGACAGCACAATGGCAGCGCCACATAGTAAACGCTTCATATGGATTTGAACCCTTGGACCACAGCGTTCCCGCAAGAGACTCCCAGTGCGAAAGCAGCCAAATACCACCATTCAGCAGCCATGTGCATTCCTTCAACAGATTGATCAGTCGAAATGCCCGGACTTTCGCATGCGAAAGTCCGGGGCCGAGCGCTTAGCCCTTCATGCGCTTACGTACAGCATCGAAAGCGAAGCCGATGGCAACCAGGCCGATCATGCTGATGCAGATCGAGGCAACGGCTTGGGCTACCTTAGCGACAGGGAATGCAGCCACGAAACTGTCGATGAGCGCCGCAGTATCCACGCCGCTAGTAGCCGGAGCTGGGTCAGCAGCAAAGGCGAGCGCCGGGACGGCCAAGATGGCAACCAGAGCGAGTTTTTTGATATGAGCATTGGTGTGCATTGCGTTTTCCTTTTAAACACGGGTTTTGAACGGTTTGAACAAGAAGGCCCCATAGCGGGCAATAACCCAGCTCGATACAACCATGGCAAAGGCGAACGCCCAGAAAACGCCAGCTGTTTGCCAGTTGACCGATTGGGATTTCTGCATCGCGGCATACTCCTGCGGCGAAAGCAGTACGAGGGTCTGGCATTGCTCGATCTGGATCGTATCCAGATGCAGCAAGCCGGACTCATCAGAGCGGACGCACTGAGCCATGGGGTGGCCTTCGCGGGTGCGTCGCAGAATTGGATAACCGGGGGAAAGTTGGGTCTGAACTGAAATCCAGCCCAACGCTATCCGATCGATTCACGAGGCCGGGCAGCTGTGGGCTGTTTGCCCCTCCTCTCACATCGGCCCTAGCTTCGACAAAAGTGGGTTCCGTACAGTTATTGACACTAGTCCAAGGCTCGCTGTGCTCGCGGTTTGGTACAAACTCGACCGTCCAGTCATGGAGTCTGGATTTGATGAGGACGCCATCCTCGCAATCGGCTACGCCCAGGATGCGGACACCGATATCCTCGCCATAGCGGTTAGTGCGGCCGGTTTCGCGGCTCAGCCGGATGGGCAAATCACCCAGCTTCAGTCCGGTTCCACCTAGTACCCGCACGAAGCCTGCCCAATCTCCGGCGTCGGCGGCTTCCGCTGCGCGGCGGATCACTTCGCTGTCTATTTCGATATCATCATTAGTGGCGATTCGGCGCAGCTCGCGCCAGAGCGTGACGGGCGCGACACCAACTTGCTGGAACTGGCGATTTCTCCAGCACCACGCCCAACCCTGCACACGCTCGGCCGCAGTGACCGTATCCATGCCGTCAAAGTTGACGCCCACCGGCTCGCCATCGCTTTTCTTGCCATCCACGTTCTTGCAGACATACTTGGCAACGTAGCCGGCGGCCGAACCGCGCGCCCAATCGATTTCGATGCACTTGAAGCGGGCCTCGACATTGCCGGCCAGCTCCTCGCGGTCTTCACGAGTGGCGTATTCGCGGAAGATCGCGGCCAATTCGTCGGCCTGATTTGCCGGAATGAACAGCAGCAGATGCCAATGCGGGCAGCCATCATGGTGCGGTTCTGCGATTCTGAAACCGTAGGGGGAAATCTCGCGGCGATGTAGCTTCGAACGGATGTAGGAATAGACGCGGGATAGGTATTGCTGGGCTTGCCGTGGGGTGCTGCCGTTATATTTTGGATTCTTGATTACTCTGCCCTTATCGAGCTTGCGGAAAGCATGAAAGCGGGATGGGCAGGTAATCGTCAGAAAAAGCGCTGCGTGCCCCAGGGAACGGGCAATCGCCTCGAAACCCACAATGCGGGTCATCAACTCCGCCCGACGAACATCTGGATTCGAGACAGACAGGTCGGCCAACTCGGCCAACGTGAACTCGTCGCCCAGTTCATTGAAAGCCACGAGGCTTTCCAGCAACGAGCGGTTGCGGCAGCGTTGCGAGCGGAAGCGGGTCAAAGTGTCATCAGACACATATAGCCCGGTTCGCTGATTGACCAGGCCGGTACGGATAGCTTCCGCCTCTACCTTGCGGGCCACGCCACGCCGGAACACCTTCCGCCAGAAACCTTCATCAATCAGGCGCTTGAAAATGCTTTCGTAAGTCACGCTCCGCTTGCCTGGCTGTGGTAGCCTCGTGCAGCCCTCTGGCGCATCTCCATCATCGAAGAAGAAAACATCGCGCTCTGCCAGGTAGTCGGCCAGGCGCTGGAAAAGTGATATGTAGTCGGAGCCATTGCACAGGCGCTGCACGGAGAGAATGTGCTGCACGGTTTCCTTTGCGGCCTGGCATAGTTCCGCATCGCTGGCCCCCAGCTTGAGAGCGCCGCCGATTTCCACGAGGTGATCACGGCAGTCTTGCACGTACAGGTTGGCGGCACGACGGGCATCGCCGTCGTACCGGAACTCCTCGGAAAAAAGCAGCTTGTTATGCTGCCGCCGAATCCGCTTGGCGAACTGGGTGGGAACGGCACGGAGCCAGCTATCCACCCACTCACGATCTTCCACGAGGCAGGCGCGGCGGTATTCGAGTGACAGCGGATGCAGCATGATTAGTCCTCGATGGCGTAGTAGCTATTCACAACTGGCCGGCGAGAAAAGCGCTCGCCAGTTTCCTTGTCGGTGTAGACAAACGATTTGCCACGATAGCCACCGCAGCTCACAAGGCATTCGATAGTCTCTCCCGATTGGCCTATCCGCTTTTTCGAACGAACTTCAACAGTAGCCGGCGGGCTGTATTCATCTGGTGCCGGCAGAGTGACTTCGGTGTAGAAAAATTCCTCCGACTTACGGATCGTATTCACCCGTCCGCGCAGAACAGACTGATTGGGCTTCAAATTCAGCTTGATGGCTTCTTGAGGGGTGCTCATTTCGATTCCTTCCTTAAAGATTCATATGTACGTGGGGCTTAAGAGAATTCTTTTTCCAGGCAGCGCTTTCGCAGAAGCTCCAAATTGACCAAGGAGTACTTGCCAACAGAAACAACGGGTAGGTAGCCCTTGTTGACAAAGCCAACTACGACCCCGATAGGGAGCCCTACTAGCTCTGCAAAGCGCTCTCTAGTCACCAACGGAGGAGCATAGTTGTGCGACGAGGCTGCAACGGAAGTCACGCCCATCAACGGCGAAGGTGGTTGTGCGGCATGCGGCCATGTACTATGACTGGATGTAATTTGGGACATAGTGTAAATTTAGCTCCATGCAAAATCTGCATGGTGCGAAATTACCATCAACGGTAAGAATACGCAATGAGCAACGAGACAAAAATCGAGGAACGGCTGCGTGCCGCCATTGAACAGATCGCGCCCAACCAAACAGCTCGTTATGACCTGCTGAGCACAGCGACCAGGATTGCAAGACACAAGTGGGTGAACTGGGTTAACAGGAGACAAAGCCTCTCAGTCGAGATGCTGGAAGCATTCCTGACTGGCTGGCCGGAGATGGCAAGTTGGATAGCAACTGGTGCTGGGACAAAGCCAAGCCCGCATATGGATGGGATCGACGAGATAGTGCTTGGTCGAAACGATCAAGGGCAATCTGTAACAAATATTCCCCACGCAGTATCCCAGTACGGCAAAGGCACCCCACCTGCATTTGAGTGGGGTTATGACGGTAGTGGCCCGCGCGAACTGGCTATGAACATCTTGCACGTGATGGGCATGTCGTCTCCGGTAGCCGATTACTTCGCGAGACATTTCACAGAGCGGTTTCTATTGGGCATCCCACAAGAAGGAGGAAGTATCGATATCAAGCTGGTTCAAAACTGGCTGCAAGAAATCAAAGAGGATATCCAGAAGAAGACAGATGAACATCGCAGGCTTGAAGAGCTCAGGCAAGCACATGAGGCGCAGGTCAGAGACGCGATGGAGAAATTCAATGCAGGAAAGGAATAACAAAGTATCAAATGGCAATCAAACCGGTGAAGACAGGCTGGCAGGTCAACATCCAGCCAGGAGGAAGGGGGGCCAAGAGGCTTAAGAAGACATTTCCCACGAAAGCAGAAGCTATAGCGTGGGAACGATATGTAAGGGCAAAGGTCCAGCAGGAGCCCGAGTGGGCTCCTGCCAAGAAAGACCCTCGCTCACTCTCCGAACTTGTTGACCTCTGGTTTCAGCACCATGGTTCAGGCTTACGATCTGGACAGGGCACGTACCAAAGGCTACTGCTCATGTGCCAAGCGATGGGCAATCCACGCGCCGAGACTTTTTCCGCAGACCTATTTGCGGCCTACAGGGCAAACCGGCTCGCGGATGGAATCTCCGCCAGCAACATGAATCGTGAGCATGCCTACATGAGAGCCGTTTTTAACGAGCTAACCAGGCTTGGCTTATGGAAAAAGGAAAATCCGCTCCAGAAGTTACGCTCCTTCAAGATACAAGAGCGGGAACTCTCATACCTAACCGCAGAGCAGATACAAGCTCTGCTCCAAGCATTGCAAACCGGCCGTAACCAGCACGTCCAGCTCATCGCCAAGGTGTGCTTGGCAACTGGCGCGCGCTGGGGAGAGGCTGAGGCCCTTCGCAGATCGCAAGTCAGGAATGGGGTGATCCAGTTTGTACAAACCAAATCATCCAAGGCGAGAGCCATACCTATTACATCGGAACTAGAGAAAGAACTGTGCGATCACCATCGGGAACACGGCAATGGAGAGAGGCTGTTTGAAACCGCCTTCTCAGCATTTCGAGAAGGGGTGGAGCGCGCCAGCCTGACGCTGCCGGCGGGACAGCTGACCCACGTCCTTCGCCACAGCTTTGCCAGTCACTTCATGATGAACGGCGGCAACATCCTGGTGCTGCAAAGGGCGCTGGGCCACCACAACCTCACCATGACCATGCGGTACGCCCATCTTTCACCCGACCATTTGAGCGAAACTCGCGAGCTGAACCCGCTACGCGCGTTGAACCTTTGTTGAACCCGACAAAGCAAAAGGGGTTGCGCTTGCGCGCAACCCCTTGATTGTCT